GGTGGTGGTCGCACCCCAACTACTGATAAGGATTCTCTTGATAGTAAAAGTTATGCAAACGTATTAGATCTTATTTCTGAAGGTGAAATAGAAGGTTTAAAAGATGGATTGAAATCTGTTTATTTAAATAACACTCCTATTCAGAATAGTGATAATAGTTATAACTTTGACAATGTTTCTTATGCGTTTAGAGAAGGTACATCTAGTCAAACAAAAATAAATGGTTTTAGTAATGCTGCTACAACGGTTTCTGTTAATCGACAAGTTGTAAAAGATGATCCAAATGTAGGAGAAACTGAAACTGTTACAACTTCAGATTCAGTAGATGTTATTCGAGTAATTATAAAAATTCCTCAACTTCAAGAAATAGAAGACGACGGTGATATTAAAGGAACTTCGGTTCAAATAAAGATTCAAATGTCAGTTGATGGTGGTGGTTTTACTGACAAGGTTACAGACACAATTTCAGGTCGAACAGGTGATTTATATAAGAGGGACTACGAAATAACATTGCCTGCCACTTTTAGTACAGATGTCAAAATAAGAGTCATTCGCAACACAGCTAATGCTGGATCAGAAGGTACTCCTGACAGCACCAGATTAAGTAATCAGACATGGTGGGATTCCTACGTCAGGATTACTTATACAAATAATACTTATCCAAACTCTGCGTTGGCTGGCCTTCGTATTGATGCAGAACAGTTTTCTTCTATACCTCAAAGATCTTATTTAATTCGTGGTACGAAGATAAGAATCCCTAGTAATGCAACTGTTGATAGTGCTACTGGAGCATTAATCTACTCAGGCACTTGGAATGGTACGTTCCAAGCTGCTACTTGGTGTGCTGATCCTGCATGGTGTTTATGGGATCTATTGACATCTCAAAGATACGGACTTGGGGATCATATTCTTACTGCTTCAGAAAAAGCTAGTTTTAATGGAAATGCAGAACGGCTAAGTAAATTTGATTTTTATGCTGCTTCTCAATATTGTTCTGCTAATAACACTAGACCTAACAATCCACAAAATAATTATGGGCCAAATGGTAAACATGGGATAGCTGATGGATTCGGTGGATTTGAACCACGCTTTTCCTGCAATGTTTATATCCAAGGTCGTGCAGAAGCCTTTGATTTGATTAATTCAATGTCTGCCATTTTCATGGCGATGCCTTATTGGTCTGTGGGCAGCCTTGCATTGACACAAGATAAGCCAGCTTCAAGTAGTTATCTCTTTACTCTTGCGAATATCACATCTGAGGGATTTAATTATTCGGGCAGTAGTCAAAGATCAAGAGCAACAGCAGTTGTTGTTAAATATTTTGATAAAACTCTTCGGACGTTTGCTTACGAAGAAGTCGAAGATGATGCAAGTTTATTTAATGGGATAGCGAAGTACGGCGTTATCACTAAAAACATTGAAGCTTTTGCTTGCACAAGTCGTGGTCAAGCGAATCGTGTCGCTAAGTGGCTTATTTACAGCGAGGCGCAGGAGACTGAGGTGGTGAGTTTTACTTGTAGTTTGGAAGCAGGAATATTAGTTCGTCCAGGTCAAGTTATTGATGTAGCAGATCCATTAAAAGCTGGTTTAAGAAGAGGTGGTCGGATTGCAGCAGCAACAAACAGTCAAATTACAGTTGATGGTGAGGCTGGAGTTGATACAGATCTTCCTCAAGGTACAACTGCTTCCTTGGGATATACAAGAACAATTCATGTATTGCTTTCAGATGGAACTGTTGAATCAAGAACTGTCAGTAGTATTGCTGGAAATGTTATTGTTCCCGATACTGCTTTTACTAGCGCACCGAATCCTAATAGTGTTTGGGTTTTAGAAACAACAGGTGGAACATCTGCTCAGAACTTGCAAACAACTCAGTGGAGAGTTGTAGCTGTTGAAGAAGTTGATGAATTGGAATATAAGGTTTCAGCACTTGCTTATAACTCTTCTAAATATGCAAATGTTGAATCAGGTATTTCACTTACTCAAAGAGATTTCAGTAATTTAAATGAAATTCCTTCTGCGCCACCAGCTCCTTTAACTATGATCGAACAGCTTTATAAACAAGCAGATCAAATTAAGGCAAAGATTGTTTTTTCATGGCAATCAGTTTTAGGGGTTAGTAAGTATGAGGTTAGATGGAGAAAAGATGGAGGGAATTGGAATACCTATATAAAGATAGGAACTAGTGATGATATTAATGACATAACTCCTGGGACATTTGAGTTCAAAATTTTTAGTCTTAATGCTACGGGTGTTGCATCTACTAGTCCATTAACAGGAAGCATGTTTGCTTCAGGTAAAACTCGTAAACCTAGTAATATCACTAATTTTGCTTATTTATTAGACCCAACTTTAGGCTTTGTTTTGCAATGGGATAAGTTGGTTGCTGTTTATCCACATTTTGATGATTTAGATGTTGTTGGGTATGAGATAAGAACGACTAATGCTAATTTTGGCCTAGCAAATAATGATTACTACAACCCTGCAAGTCCTGTCTCTGGTGAAAACTTAATAGCAAGAGTTACAGCTAATAGTTATAACCTTGGTTTCATAGCAACTGGTTCTCAGGGTTATTGGATTAAAGCGTATGACAGTCAGGATCAATACAGTACAACTGCTTCTTCTATTTCTATTTCAATATCAGCTCCTATTGCTCCAACAGCTTCTATAGCTTTTGAAGGAAACAATGTTGTTATTAGTTGGGAAAAGGTTTCAACGACAGGAAGATATGCAATTTCTCATTATGAAGTTTCAAAAAGTTCTACTTTTGCAACTGTTCTTGAGAAGTTAGATACAACGGTTTACAAGAGAGAAGTTGATTGGAATGGAACTGGGACATTTTATGTTAGATCTGTTGATATAGCAGGGAATACAAGTACAGGAACTGTTCTTACTCTTGAGAATGAAGGCGCACAAAATTATGGATTAGCTGTTAATTATAACAGTGGAACTTCTGCTGAATTGACATGGACAGATAAGGATGGAAGCACACCGACTATTGCTTATGAATTAGCCCATAGTGCTACTACTATTACTGATTTTGATGACGCTACAGGTAATCAACAAGTAAAAGGAACAACTTTTTCTTATATCGTTAATTGGACAACTAATAAGAGATTCTGGATTCGTGCGTTGAATGGTCAAGGACTTTCAGGCGCAGAAGAATATGTTGATATTAATTTCACATTACCAAGTATTGTTCCTAGCTTTACAACAGCTTTTAAAGGAGTAGGAGGCAATGCTCTTCTAAAAAGTGAATTAGAACTTACATGGGGGGCAGCAACGAAAGGAAGTTTAAATATTGATGAGTATGAGGTTAGAAAAGGTGGAACATTTGCTAGTGCTGCTGTCATTGCGACGATTAAAGGTTTATCTACAACGACACAGGTTGATTGGAATGGGACTCAGAAATTCTGGGTTGTGGCAAAAGATATAAATGGAAACTATGGTACTGAACTTTCACAAGAAGCGACTGTTACTCCCCCTGGAAAAGTTGGTTCTTTTGTTCAAGAAGTTATTGATAATAATGTTTTATTGAATTGGACAGAGGCAGAGTCAATTCTTCCAATTCTTTATTACAACATTAAAAAAGGATCTAGTTATGCAAGTGGTTCAACTATAGGAACCAAGCAAGGATTGTTTACAACTGTATTTGAGACTGTCTCTGGGACATTTACTTATTGGATCGCAGCAATTGATTCAGCAAATAACGTAGGAGAAGCTGAACAGGTTACTGCGACAGTTAATCAGCCCCCAGATTATGTTTTAAGAAAAAATGTTGATAGTACTTTTGCAAGTCAAGCTTCTGTTCCTACAACAGTAACTAGCTCTAACGCATTTGCTGATGCAGGTAATTTATTTGTAAATATAGATACAACAAGAACATACCAAGATCATTTTATTGGTACAGGATCAGCAGGATCTCCTCAATTCCCAAATTGGAACTCTTATGGTGCAACTGCTCTGTATGGCCTCCCTTCTGCAACATCTGGTTTTTATCAAGAAATTCTTGATTATGGAACGACTTTGGCAGGTACAAAAATAGTTCAAACTTTAACTGGGATGCACGAGGCAGGTTCAACGTCTATAACCCCTAAAATTTCTATTAGTACAGATAATTCAAGTTATACAGATTATGCAGGCGGGGCGACGACAGACGCTAACAGCACTCATAGTGCGTTTGGAACAAGCTTTAGATATGTCAAATTCCGCTATGACTTCTCAAGTGCAGGTAATGACGATCTGTTGAAAATAACTGCTTTCAATATGAGATTAGAAACTAAACAAAAAACAGATTCAGGAACTGGAACGGCTACGGCAAGTGATAGTGGTGGAACAACAGTTAATTTCAGTACTCCAGCAGGAGGAGGTACTTATTTTGTAGATGTGACTTCAATTACAGTAACTCCTAAAGGTAGTTCAACTCCTGTGATTGCAATTTATGATTTCACTGATACTCCTAACCCAACATCATTTAAAGTGTTGTTATACAACACTTCTGGCACTAGAGTTAGTGGGGATTTCAGTTGGACGGCAAGAGGTAACTAATGGCTAACTGGAGCAATCCTCAACTCACAAGTACATATACAAATTTCTTAGCGGAAGTAAAAGCTAGGGATGATGATCTTGCTGTTCAGTTTTCTACTGGAACAATTAGTAACCAGCCTGATGGTGCGATCAAATGGGAT